AATGCACGTTAGCGGTACTAGCGTATATTTTATGGATAACAATGCTAGTAATGATTATAAACACCTTTTTAATAATGAACTTTCTGGATTAAGACTTATTGGTGCATTTTTATTAAATCATAATTAAATTATATAGACCGAAGCTATGTCTATAAACTAAGCCTAAACCTGTTTTAATCGGAGATTAATCCTAATGGCATTAACTGAATCAATCGAATACGACAAAATAGAAATTGTCGGTCCATACAAATCAGTGCAAGTCCGCAAAGCAACTGTCATTAAAAAAGATGGTGTAGATATAGGTGCAAGAACTTATGACAGATATGTTTTAGACGCTGGTACGTTAGATGAATCTGATAATTTAGTTGATAATCCATTAGACAAAGAACCTGATGGAGTTACAGCAATACCAGCAGAAGTGTCAGCAATTTGTAACGCTGTGTGGACTTCTGACGTCAAAGCTGCGTGGAAAGCTAAACTAATAGAGAATAAAAATTCTACACCTTAAAAAAATTAAAAATGACCAGACCAACAGACCAACAACTTCAAGAAGAACTTGCACAAGTAGTGCAAAAGCATAATGAAGCACAGGAAATTGTAAACCAAATGAAAACTAGGTATACGCAAATTCAAGCAATTTTAGATGATAGAAAAGCAGAAGTAGTTGTACCTGATACAGCACCTGCACCAGAGCAAGCTACTTAATTTTTTCTTGAAGCTGCCTAGTCATTAACCCCATAGTGACGTAGAGAGGAGATAAGGCTACAATAAGTAGCAAAACGACTACGGACATTAGTGCTGTAGCTCGTGCTATCTGTTCTTTAATCATGCGAAAAGCTTTAGACATTATTACCATCGTAACTGGAATCCTTATGTTAGGCATTTTAGGCGGTGGTTTTTTTACATACAAATATGTCCAATCACCACAATTTCAAAAAAAGATTATGGATAAAGTACTTGGCGAAGTTCAAGGATTAATGCCCGATGTACTTGGTAATGCAATGCCAGAAATGACAGGGCCATCATTACCAGTGCCATCTAAACCTACACTTATACCTTAGTGTCTGAAATAAAGATACCTGAGATAACTCTTCCAACGATTGATATCCCAGATACACCCTATTTTAGTAAACCAAAACTAGAAGGCAAGCTGCCGGGATGTTATTTATATCACAGAGATTTAGAAACTACACGCAATCCGTCTTTGCTTATTTCTGACAAGCGTGGAACATACACAGTATGTCCACATGGTGAGATACCATCGTATACGCCTATGAGATACGACCCTGCACAGATAGTAAATACAGAGCCAGTACCAGTTAACACTGCTTCTACGCCCACACAGGACACAAACGTAGTACAACCGAAACCAAACGAAGAAAAGAAAATAGAATACGAACCTTGCCCTCCAGAAAAGGCGTTAAGAATAGGAAGTTTTGTTAACGATAAGCGATTGGAGCGTATTAAAGATTATGTTAGAAATGAGAACAATGAATGCATTACGCTTTATGAAGACGTACCGTTCATCGACCAGTACTTACCTACGCCTAGCGTGGTTGTCTCTACTGCTGCTATTGCTACTGTGGCTGCAACTACTCCTCTCATTTTAAATGCAGTCAAACCTTTAGTAAAAAATTTAATTAAAAAACTTACAAAGAAAAAAGATAAATCTACTTAGTTTTTATTTCGTGTGTATGTGGCACAACTTGATTAGGTATAGTTGTTAGCACAACATTTTTACAAGCAACTGCATCTTCGTTTATCAGTTGTACTCCAAGTTTAAATTGCTCGGCACATATCTTCATACGAGCCAAATTTGCTTCTAATTTTTGTTTGGCTAATACAAACTCTTGTCCTTTTATTTGATTTTCGGCTGCTTTAATACAAAGATCAGATCCTTTTCCAAGTGGTATTTGTAAGCTAATAGTAAATCCATAATTAAAATTATGAGTTGATTGGTCTATTCTTGGTTGACTACTTTGATATAAAATTTTTCCCGGATTATTTAAATTACCATTGGCATCTTCTGAAAGATCGTAAATATTAGTATTAGTTGTAGTAATTCTAGGTGTACTGTAGTTTTCTCCTTTAGTCACAAACGGTGTAAAGGCTAGTGTTGGTTGTTGGCATTGCACTTGACCGCCATAAATCATCGTTGGAAAACCGCCATTTATTGTTTGGTAGCCGTTATTGATCACCGTTCCAGAACTAGATGCACTTGGAGAGCTAACGACATTTGCTTTAACTGGTGATGCAAATAATAAAAGTAAACTTAATTTGAAAAAATTGACAAACTTGTACTTTGACTTTCTGTTGTTATGGTGCGTTGTATGGTGCTTGTTGCATCCAATCCCGGTGCTAAAAAATTTTCTGTTATTGAAAAAGATTCTCCGGGAGTTTTGATTTCCCACTGTGGCTTCGTAGTTAAATCTGGGGTAACCCATTGAAATGAAACTCCGTTAACTGTTTGCGTGTTTGTATATGTAGCTTCTGGTGATATAACTGTGCCATCTTTTATTTGTATGTTGTGGCCTTGTAATGAATAGCTATACCCTGTCCGATAATTTTCTGTGACAATAGTTTCAACCACCACAGTACGGCTAGATTGGCTACTTTCCATTTGTCCTGTTGAGAACGAAGGCGTAATTCCCCCTGCATAAGCACTAGGTACTCCTAATAAAAACAGTACCAACCATCTCATTAATCAATTTCTAATTTAATTGTGTTGGACATTTGTGCTGTTACACCTGCTCCTGTAGCAGATAGGTTAACTGTCATCGCTCCACCACTATCCATAGTCATAGCCGTAGTGCCTATATTTCCACCTGCAAAAGTTGTGGTATCTCCGAAAACTACTAGTGCAGGTACAGTGCCATTAGTAACCGTCATACCTGTACTTGGTATAGCATCTCCTTGAATATAGCTTTCCGACACTGACCATGCATCTCCAGAATTTGTAACTGCATAAGTAGTTGTAGCGTCAATTGTAGGAATACCGTTAGTGATCTGAGCATCTGTCAAATCTAAAGTACCAATAGCATTTGCAGTATCACCTGCCGTTGGCGTGACATTTGTACCCGATGCCGAGAACGTAGTACCTATGCGATTAGCCGTTGAACTTGCCCCTAATGTAGAAACAGATACAACATTTTGAATCGAATGATTAATGTCTGCTAGTGCTACAGACGGACTAAACAGTAATAGTAATGTTAATAACTTCTTCATTTGACTCCTACGTTAGTGTCTTTGTTATCTAATACTTTAGCAGCGTTAGCAGGTTTCTTTTTGTTAACAGAGATACCGTAGCTGCCTAAAACTCCACTGGTCAAACCGGCTAAAAACGCTCCATCATTGCGAATCTTGTCCATGTATCCAAGAGTCATCATTGCAAGCGACCAACAAAGAATCATAAATCGGACAGCATGACCAAAGATTTCTCCCCAATCCGTGCCTTCCTTTTCTTCTTGTTCCTCTGCCATAATTAGGATTTATTAGTCATACTATACATAATTACCTATTTACGCAAATGCCTGAGATATATGGTGCATTAGTGGGAGCAGCAGCTACAGCTTTAGTTATGGTTATATCTAATATGAGTAGTCGTAGAGAACGAGACATACGAGACATATACTTTAGGCTAAACAAATTATCAGAAGCGGTTAGCAGAATAGAAGGCAAGATACAATAACGTGTGCTATGTTTGGAAAAACTAACAAACTATGTACAAATTACTAAAACCTATATTATTACGCTTTCTTTCAACGACAGGGTGTAAAAGATTGGTGGTTGACCTATGTCGTGCCTTTGTAAAGCAGACCTCAAATACCGTGGACGATAAGTTAGTCGATCTGCTTGAGCAGAATTTGTTTCCTAAATTAAATTGATGGCTAAAGATAAATTTCTCAACATCGAAATAGAAGAACCACCTGTAGAATTACAGTTATCGGTTGAGATGCGAATAAGAGAAGTTTTAAAAAGCGATGATTACGATGGAGTAAAAAGATATTGCACACATTTAATTAGACATCAGATGAAACAAGATGTATTTCTTGCTGGTTTGTTAGGACGATTAATAGAATTAGAAGGATTGCTAGTAAAAAAACAAGTATCAGAAGAGCGTAAAACTATAGACAGAATAAAAAAATTCTTTCATAATTAAAATAAAAGGAGATTATTATGCCTAAAGGTAAAGGAACATACGGCACAAAAAAAGGTAGGCCACCCAAGAAGTAAAGCAGTGGTGGTGGCCTAGTGGCTCTAGTTCTCTACCCCAACTCTAGAGCCTAGCCCCAGAGTGATAAATGGTCTGTGTCATTCTGGGGCTACTTTAAAATGGAATCTCGTCTACTTCTGGTACTTTAGGCGAGCTATTCCAATTGTCTGAATTATCATTGCCTTTATATGTTGGTGTACTTGGAGCAGGTTTTCCGGGTTGGTAATTATTATCTGCATCAAAAATAGATACCATTACTGCTGATGGATTTGGTTTGTCACTAAAATCAGGCAACCCTGCTAAATTTACCCATCTATCAATAAGAATAAATTGCTTGCCTTGGTCATTTTCCATAATGACTCCAATGTTTTGCCAATTTGCTTTTTGATTGCCATCCCTATCTTTGTACTCTCGTGTCTTGACGGATAGGTTTTTGATCTTTCGTGCCATAAGGAATTTCCTGTAGTATGCGTATGCGGACAAAGCCACCAAGGTAGTCTGAGTCCATAGTTGAGATGACAGTATTAAAACGTTTATCGTTGATGCGTAGTGCGTCTGCGAGTCCGTCAATACCTGCTTTCATTCTAGCAACTAAGTTATCTCGGTCATAACTACGTTTGTCTGGTGGTATAAATGTCATTTCTAAAACTAATTTTTCTGGTATGTTGTCATATACCCCACGATATTTTTTTAACTGTTCTTTAGATACGCTGTAACAATCTTTTCTATATTGTTTTTTTGCTGTTGCCAGTTTTGCCCAATGCAATCTTTTGTTTGGTGATAGATCTGATGGTGGCCAACCTAATACTATTTCAATCATCTTCTTGCTCCAATTCGTTTATGCGTTTCTTTATTGCATCAAACCTAACTATGTATTCTTTTGTAGGTAAACCATTAAACCAAAATTGTGTTTCTAATTCTGCTAGTTGCTGCTTGTAATTTGCAATTTGCATAATGTTTTGTTGTTTAGCAGTTAACTTAGGTTTTTTGAATACTACTTGTTTTTCTGGATTGCTTGGATTAAACCACATATCACCTATGTGTATTTTGTTTTTTGTCATTAAGATTTGCTCCATAGTTTAATTAATAATTCTAATTCTTTAATGCGTGCCTTGGCTGCTGCGATTTTTTGTTCTGTTGTCATAAATTTTTCCTATAAGAATCCCAGTTAAAACCAATCAATGCACCTCCGTTTTCACGCAACCTATCGGTTACACGTTCACCAAGGTAGTCTGACAATTGTTCGCTAGGAATATTTGATAATAAAATAGATGGCTTAAGTTTTTCATAGCGTTCATTAAGTACATCAAACAACAATTGTTTTTCAAACTCTGACCCAAACTGTACACCAACTTCATCCAGTATCAACAAATCTGGTGATGCAAATGCATCTATAACTTCGCTTTCTGTTTCTTCTTTTGTTCTCCAACTATCTTTTACTCTACGAATTAGACGTTGCACGGTGACAAATACCGGTGACCGTTGTTGTTGCATAATGCTCAACGCAATGCCTATTGCCAAGTGGGTTTTGCCAGTTCCCGGTTTGCCAACAAAGATTGCAGAACGTCCTGTTTTTATTACTTGGTCAAAGTTTTCTGCATACTCTTTTGCAAAAGCTAATGCCTTTTGTTGACCACTTGTCTTTGCTACATAGCTATCCAATGTCCGATCTTTAAATCGTTCTGGGATAGCTGCACCTTTTATCTTTGACATCCATCTACGCTGCTCACGTTCTAATGCAGCTTGCTTGTCACGCTCTATTTGCAGCTTTGCTTCTGCATCCCTGCGTTCAATCATGCATTTAGGACACTCTGTCCAATGCTCGCCAAGATAATTTGTTGAAGTATATGCACCATGCTTTGGACAAATGCGTTCTTCTGTTGGCCTTTCTTTGTTTATAAGTTTTTCTAAACTCATATCTTTTGTACTCCCTCACCGTAGTTAGTAGAAGCAAATGACTTTTGTTCTTTCTCTATCCAATCAGATTTAAAACTCTGCCATCCCCTTGCTTGCACCATAACCAATGCATCTTCCAAACTAATAGAAGTTTTGCTTACTTCTTTTTTTATACCCTTGAATGCAGTTTCTGTTAATGGTTTTTTTAAATTTTTTCTATGAATAAGAAAATCCTCCCATGTTTTTTTAGTTACATTATTAGGTCGTTTTATATTTGTTTCTTGTTTCTTGTTTAATGTTTCTTGTTTCTTGTTTAGTTGAACCTTTGTTGAACTAGCGTTAGATCTAGCAAGAGCAGATGCTTTACCTGCCCTAATTGCTGATTGCACCTTGCTTTGATACTTTTCTATTTCTTCATCAGCCCTTGGATTAACCCATCCTTTGCCAACTTCTAAAATAAAAAACTCTTCTAAAACTACTTTAACTTCTGGCACGTTATCTCTCATGTTGATTTTGCGTGCAACAGTTGCCACATCTTCGTTCAACGTCCGTTCATGTAAGTAGTAGAGGTCTAGCAATCTTCTGTATGCTAGATCCTCCATGTTTGACAAGTGTTTAGTATGGCTGATGTAATCGCCAATGTTGAAGGAGTAAAAATGCATTACTCCTCCTTGCGGTAGTTGTTAATTACGTTATCTGCTGCCTGATCTACCTCTTCTTTCGCCATACCCATAGCTTCTTTAAGTCTAGACAATGGCTGTTCTTGTTTGTCAGGTGTAGGAGTTACGTTTACTGCCTGTTTAAAATCAGTATCCTCATCTATTCTGACAACAGAACTAATTGCATCGTTCTTTGGTAGTCGTTTTGCAATGCGATGAATAACAGTTTTTTTGGCCATCTGGTCAAACCATTTAACCCAAGGACTATGAGGAGATGAACTAGCTTTAGATACCTGACGGCATTTTTCTATATCAGCCATGTTCATTACTTCGTAGTACTCACCTTCATTAGTAGTTACAGCAACTGCGTAAACGCATATAGGTTTGCCACGGTCACCAGTTATTAATGGTTTGTGTGTAATTTTTGGTGCAGTTCCTAACTCATAATCAAACAAATCATTTTCGTATACAACTTCAGCAGAAATAGTTTTAATTAAACCACTGTTATGTAATACCTTGATGATACCCTCGACCATTGGTATGTACTGAACTGAGTTGCCATACTGAACTGCTGCTGCTTCTTTGCCATCCAAGTACAAACCATCTTGTGCTGCCTTCATAAAGGTCTGCATTAAACTTGTTTTGTCTGCTTGTAGCAACTTTGGATTTTTATTTAGTGTTAACTTAGCAACACTAATAAATTTATTTACATCCATTTGCTTTGGCAAAGCTTCAGTAAATTTGTCTGCCATTTTTTCTAGTGTTCCCTGCATGGCTACAAGTGGTGTGATTGATGAGGTCATTAGTTAAACTCCTTTTGGTTGATTGAATCTGAATTGACGAAAAGCTTTGCGTGGGTTGATGTATGTACCAACCATGTCTTGAGTAATGTATTTACCCTGACTAGCTTTACTCATGCCACAATTAATTGTTCCGTATTTAGAAATAATCTTAGATGCACCCTGACTTTTTTCTAGAATTTGTGCTTTTATTGCCTTTTTTTGTTGTTCTAACGAGACACATTCTCTGTTAATTGAATTGTAATCATCAATCAATATGTCTGTGTCTTCGTCAGCATTCATAATTAAACCTGCGTCTGCATCGTTATATAAATTTTTCATCATGTATTCTGAATCTCTGAGATAGTCAATGTTAGGTGCTGTACCTGATTTAACTCTTTCCCAAAACTCTTTTACTTTTGCTTCAAGCATCTCACCAACTTCTTTGTTTCTTGCTCTGACAATAAGCTTTTGTGTATTGCCACCAACTAGGGCAGCAATACATCCCCAACTGACATTGGCAACATGAAGTTGATGTTGTAGCTGCATCTCAATGTGAGGTGGTGCTTCGATATGCCCATTGCCATCGTCAATCCACTTTGTGCGATAAACCATTGAGTCAACATTTTTACATTCCATAATTCCTAACTCGTCAGTACTTGTAATCTTGTAATCAAACGAGCTACCCATTCTTGTTTCTGTATCGCTCATGTATACATCAAATTGCTCAACCTTCCATCCTTGAGATTCAGCACAACCATGAGCAATGCTGTCTTCAAGTCTGCGACCCCACGCCATACGGTCATTGTCTTCAATGTTAATTACAACCTTATCTTTTTTCTGGTTGTACAACTCAAACTCTGTTTGGTATGGGTTGACGTTAAACAATGCTGATACTTCTGTAGAAGTTACATCAAGCAATCTGTTTTCTAACCAATCTTGTTTGTTGGTTATTGGAATTTCTTTTACGGTCATTAAAATAGTTCTCCTTGTTTTTCAGTTTTTGAAATTGAATAAACAGCAATTTTCTTGCCGTTCTTTTGTCTTTTCATTTCTGTTTGAATGTTATGCCCTGCTTCCTTTAGGTCATTTATTCTGGCAGCAAGTCTGAAACAAGCAAACAGTTCTAACGCTTCGATTGCAGTTAGTGGGCCGTAGTTCTGTAAGTGATACAGAACCTTGGCACTTTGTGATGTTGTTTGTTTCATAACTCCTCTGACTTTTGAAAGTTGACATAATCTTGATCTGATACAACTTCCATTTTCCATCTGCCAGTAGTGACCATTGGATTGCAACTACTCCATGTAGGATCTTCTTTGTCATACTCATAGTCTGTAAGAAGGTGTTGCTTTTCTTCGTCAATGCGACCTGTCAATTTTTTAGTTCTTGTTTTAGAACTATCAATGTTGCAAGATGGCCAAACAATATTAGAAATAGAATGATCTATTTCCTGTAGTCTTTCACGAACTGAGTATTCGCTGTTGGCATAAATCGTAACTGTAAATTTTCTCATTGATCTTTCTCCTGTAAATAAAGTTCTGCCCAAATTTTTGAATCAATATATTTATTGATGTTTTTACATTGAGCAATGGTTAACTCGCTAAAGACAAGATCAAAAATGTCTGCTTCTTGACCTCTTTCTACCATTTTCCAAAATGCTTGTCTGGTAGTGTCAACTGAATATTGCCATGGGTTTTTACCGTCATGGTCTTGGATTACTTTTCCTACTGGTGTAGTCATTGGTTTAAAAAAGAAATGTACTGAGGGTGGTCTTGTAATTCACATTCGAGTCTGAGTTCTTCTTCCCAATCCTCTGATGTGTGCTTGCAATAAGGAAGGCTGGCTAAGTAAGCCAACCTTTCCAGTTTCTGGGTATCATTCATAGATCACTCCTTAAGCAGATGTATCCATATAACTTTTTCTTACGCTTACCTCTGGAATCCCATGTATCCCAGATAGCTCCATCTCTGACAGCTACCCAATGCCTGTTGACATGAGCTATGCATCTGTCAGGAAGATTACCTGCATGAAAATACATATAAATTTCAGAGCCATCACCATCGGTATTGGTTGTGTGCTTGTAAACAACATCAAGACCAAGGTCTTTTAATGTATCTAGACAAGAATCTTTGTTTAATCCTTTAGATGCATCTGGTGTGGTTCTGTAAATGTAATCCTGTGCTGCTACTGACCAATAACTGTTATCGTCAGCATTAAGTCTTTTGTTTGTAGTAGCAAGGCTAAATACTTTTTCGTATTCTTGGTCAAAAGCTAAACATATAGCTCTGACTCCGCAATCCCTAACTATTTTGTTCTCAGGATGTGGATTGCGTTTCATGTATCGCAAGCCTGAGTGGTGCGATGATTTCGGAAATGAAATTGTCATGTGTTTGTTAATAGAAATTAGTAAACAACAATTGAAGGCATAACACCTTCGTAATTAAGTATTGCACATAATGCAACAGTTGTCAAGAAACTCGTTAATCAAAGGCATCTCGTTTTTTTAGTACATCCACCACAGAAAAGCATCTGGGGCAAGATAAATTTGTTCTTACTGAAAATTCTGGATACAAGTGACCCATTGATTCATCAATGTCTATGTCACCTCCCGGAATTAAATCAGCATCGCACCAGTAACAATTCATGAATTTACTCTGATTGTTGAACTGCTGTTATTTACAAACAAAGTTGTATAGCTTGGTTGGTATCTTGCTGTTGTTCCATTTGGATATACACTTTCTTCATTTTGATTATCTAAACCAGTAACTTTTATACCTTCTGCATAACCTGCTTGATAACCTTGGTTGTATGAATGCTGGCTGCCTTCTGTAAAACCTTTTTGATAGTTTGCTTGCAATGCTTGGTTTATTTGCTCTTGCGTTGCCTGTGGCTGCTCTGACAATGTCATATGCAATCCATCTTTTTTTATTGCATTAATAAATTTATGTGCAGCTACAATCGCTTCGTTTTGATTTGGATTGTTAGATGCCAATGCATACAACTTTTGTAGTTTTTCTAATTTTTTTTGATTCATTCTCTTCCAAAAATTAATTCATGGGCTGATAGCTGTATACCTCTATCCCATGCTGTTGTTAATAGTTTACGTTGAATAGATGTTGGTATAGTGCCATCTCCCTTTTGCCATTTAGATACTGATGCAGGGTCACGATGTATCGCCCTAGCTAATGCTCGAACACCACCGAACTCAGCAATGGCTAATTGTACTGGTGTTTTAATAGTTGATTCCATACCTCTATATTGCCATAAATGCAACATTAATACAAGTAATTAGGCAAAAAAAAGAGGGTTGTTACACCCTCTAGATCAATATTAAAAATAAAATTAAATAAGGAAATAATGCAAAGGCCATAGGTCTATCCATATACAAGTGTGTTGTAGGTCATGATCTGCAATATAGAATCAGCTATTGATGCATCTATAAGTCCTAAATTGTTATCTTTAAATGCTTCAAAGACTTGAGTACAATCATAGGTATTTAAATTGGTTTTACCTGAGACTATATTTTCGATAGCTGTAATAACATCTTGTACTTTGAATTGATGCTTGTCATCTTCGCAATCTTCAATGTTAATAACAGTATCTAGATTAATATCCTTGAGCCAAGCGCAACAGCCTTCATGCTCATAATCTTGATCTGGTAGATAATAACCATCCTCATCTTCTTCTATGTCTCCTACTGTTACGCTATGCGCCCAGTAGCCTGACCCTTGACCCATTGTGCAAAATAAATCTTTAAGGTCTTGTAAGCTGATGTCAAATTGATAATTGACATTGCATTTAAATGTTTGTTCTGTTGTTGTTGTCATTTTTAAAACTCCTGTCTTTGAATTGAATCTTGTAATTCTTCCAGTTGTGATTGTGGAAGGAATCGTATAAATGATTCGATAAGTTGATAATCGGTGTAATTAAGATTTCTTAACTGGTCGATTAATTCATCTCGCAAATCTGAAGTTTGGCGTGTTTGTTCGTACATGGTCTGTAAAAAATAATTTGGATAAAAAAAATGGGTGAAATTATTCACCCAAGTATGCGTCAACTAATTCTTTGTATTCAACAGAACCCTCGACTAGTTGCTGTGCAGTAATTGCAGATACAGTTGAGCTAGACATGAAAGCATTGATAAATGCATCTTTGTTAGCTTTGCCTTTGACATCTCTGTAATCAACGCCAAGCATTAAATCGCTAAATACAACAAATGCTCTTTTTGCTTCTGCTTTAGTGCGCTTAAGCAATCTTGCATAAGTACCTGCGTGTGTCATAAACCATGTACTTGCCTGTTCATGGATTTCGCTAGGTGTGAAAGTTTTAGTAGTCATTGTTAATAGAAATTAGTAATGTACTCTTATAGTGTTGCATATAATCCAACAGGTGTCAACAAATTAATTTTAAATATTGCGATTTACTCTACATTTCTCTATATTATGTTTAATTTTATTTATTTTTTATGACACTAGCAGCAGTTAGGCCAAAAACTATTGTTGTTGGTGTTACAGATTCTGGTCATCGTTGTTCTGAAGATCATCATAATTACAATGGTCGCATTACACAGGTGATTGTAGATGCACTACGAGAACTGCACGAAGACTATGGTATTGGCTATGGCTGCCTTTCCATAATGTTTGGTATCTCTCGTGGTTACATAGCTCAAATTTGCCGTTATGAAAAAAGAGTCAGCTACGCAACTCGTTACAAAACAATCCAAGTTAGGTAGACCTTCTTCTAAACCTGATCCTGTTGTTGTAAACGAAATAATAGAATGGATTGCTCATGGTAATACTTTGCGCTCTTATTGCCGTCAGAAAAATAAACCAAACTGGAGAACTATTTATAATTGGTTGGAGAAAGATGATGGAGATTTTATCGCACGCTTCGCACACGCACGAGATATGGGTGCTGATGCTATTGCAGAAGAATGTTTGGAGATAATAGATTCACCTCCTCCTTTGTGCGGTTCTGAGGGCAATACAAGGCTAGATCCGGCAGCAGTTCAGATGCAAAAGAACAGGGTGGAAGCAAGGCTCAAGTTGTTGGCCAAATGGAATCCTAAGAAATATGGAGAAAGAGTAGGAGTAGAAGCAAAGGGAGATATTAGTCTGACCATTTCAACAGGCGTTCCGCAGGTGTGAGACAACCGTTGATCAAGCTAGATTACACACCTCGTACTTGGCAAAGAGAATGCCATATAAAGAAACAAAGGTTTAGCGTTTACGCATTGCACAGGCGATCAGGTAAGACAGAACTGGCAATCATGGAGCTAATAGACAAGGCCATGAAGACAGACAAAGAACTAGCTATGTTTGTGTACATTGCACCGTTCCTGAGACAGGCAAAAGCAATTGCATGGGCGAGACTAAAACAAAAGATAGAACCATTGCGTAGAACGTCTGTAATCGACATCAACGAGGGTGAATTGTCGGTCAGGTTTAAACATAATGGTGCGATTATCAGATTGTTTGGTGGTGACAATCCTGACGCATTACGAGGTATGAGGTTGGATGGTTGCGTAATAGATGAGGTTGCCCAGATAAAGAACGAGCTATGGTCAGACATAGTCCAGCCAGCACTGTCAGATCGTCTTGGATGGTCATTGTTTATTGGTACACCTCAAGGTATTAACTTGTTTTCTGAGTTGTATTACAAGGCCGTAAATGAGCAAGGGTGGACAGCATCAAGGTACACAGTGTTTGACACAGATAGCTTGCATCCTGATGAGGTAACTCGTCTTAAACGAGACATGAGTGAGACATCGTTTGCAAGAGAATATTTATGTGACTTTTCTGCACAAGGTGATGACCAGTTAATTGCATTGGCAGATACCGAGGATGCAGCCAAACGCATATACCAACCTGATCATGTTCGATTGTTTCCCATAATCCTTGGCATTGACCCAGCAAGGTTTGGTGATGATCGTTCTGTAGTGTTTAGACGGCAGGGTAAGCAAGCATTCAAGCCAGTTGTATATCGAGGTATAGACAACATGGAATTAGCGTCCAGAGTAGCCAATCTGATAGAGGAACATAAACCAGATGCAGTGTTTTGTGATGCAGGTGCAGGTAGTGGCGTAATTGACAGACTTAGGCAACTGTCATATGACGTAATCGAGATACCGTTTGGTGGTAAAGCAATGAAACCAGACCAATACATCAACCGTAGAACAGAGATGTGGTGGCTAATGAAACAATGGATAGAAGAAGGAGGTGCAATACCAAACGATGTAGCCCTCAAACAAGAATTAGCTACACCAATTTATTGGTATGACAATGTAGGTAGGCGTGTATTGGAAGGTAAAGATCAAATAAAGAAACGATTGCAAGGTGCAGGGTCACCAGATCTAGCTGATGCACTAGCACTAACCTTTGCCCTTCCAGTAGCCAAAAAAGTAGCAGAGGACATATACATCAAAAGACGTAAAGAAGCTACACAGAAGGCAGATTATGACCCATACACAAGAATCTAACTTTGTTCGTATAGCAGATGGTCTAGATGTAGATCCATTGCTTAAGTTACTTGATGCCAAACCTGAGTTATGGAAAGAAATACAAATAAGGCAACAATTTACTGGGTCACCACATAAAGATACGGAGTCGATATACGTTAGAGGGCCACTAAAGATGAGCCAATACTACGTTTTATGGGATACAGGGTCATATGACTACCCATGCATGAAGTATTTAGAACCTGCGTTAGTACCATTGATGCGACCAATACTAAAAAAACTACAGGTAGAGGATATGGGTAGGGTACTTATTGTTAATTTAAAACCTAGTGGCCATGTAACCAAACATAACGACCAAGGAACGTATGCAGACCACTACCAAAGATTTCATCTTGTACTAAAAACAAACCAATGGTGTAGCCAAACTTGCGGAGATCAAAAACAAAAGTTTGAGGTAGGTGAGGTTTGGTGGTTTAACCATAAGAAAATACATACTGCGGACAATGTTGGCACGACAGACAGAGTACATATAATATTTGATTGTGTACCAAAAGATTTTTTATGACTAGTGTGACCGTAACTAATGATAGTAAGGCTACTGTAAACGAAAGTAGAGTACCTAAAACAGAAATTAGACTCTGCACCTACGATGAATTTGTAGTTTTAGCAGATCCATTATTTGAAGAGCATTACGAAGAGATTGCTCGCAACAAACAAATAATGAAGCTAAAACCAAATTACAAACTGTATGAAGCACTTGATGCAACAGGTTGGTTATTCATCTATGTAGCAATGCAGGGCGATGTATGTATTGGTTATTCTATGAACATAATGATTCATCACTTGCATTATGCAGATCTAAGAATTGCTCAGAATGACATTTTGTTTGTCAAAAAAGAACTTCGGGGTGGACGATTAGGTTTACGTCTAATAAAAGTCACAGAAGATCATGCAAAATCTGAGGGTTGTAAGCTTATGTTATGGCACGCTAAAGAAAACACCGCTTTAGATAAGTTGCTACCAAAACTAAAATATGGTGTACAAGAAATCATGTATTCAAAGGAGATTTAACCAATGGTAGTAACAGCATTAGTAACTACAGCAGCAGCCACAACTTATGCAACAATTGAAGCAAACAATCGTGCAAGAGAACAAAGAAAACAACAAGAAAGAGCATTAGAGCAGCAAAGAATAGCTAATCAACAAGCTAAAGAAGCAGCTGAAGCAGAAGCACAACGTGCTGAAATTGCATATAACCAAGCAAACCAGCAGCAACCAGAAGTACAGGCTATTGTTAGTAGAAGTGAAGAAGCAGCAAATCAAGGCCCTGCTGCAACAGTATTAACTGGTGGTGATAATATGGTTAACCCAGTAGCACAAGCGGTAGCTAAAGGTAAAAATAAAAAATCAGGAGGTAGAGGAGATGCTAGTGGAGGTAGTTTATTAACAGGTCAAGTAGGTGTAGATCCTTCAGCATTAAATTTAGGTGGAAATAGTTTATTAGGAAACTAATTAATGAAAACAAAAAAAGAAAAATTAATAACTAGGTGGGGTCATCTTAGGTCTGAAAGGGCTACATGGTGGTCACATTGGCAAGAAATTACAACATATTTATTACCAAGGAACGGACGCTATTTTCAACAAGATAGAAACAAAGGACATAGACGACATAACTCAATATATGACAATACTGGTACAAGAGCGTTAAGAACACTAGGTGCTGGCATGATGGCTGGTGCTACATCACCTGCAAGACCATGGTTTAGGTTAGGCACGGCAGATCCTGAGTTAAATAGTTATGGGCCTGTCAAATTATGGTTAGCAGATGTTACACAACGTATGCAATTAGTGTTTCAAAAATCTAATACATACCGAACATTACATGGAATATACGAAGAACTTGGAGCATTTGGCACGGCTGGCTCTATTATCCTCCCCGATAGCCAAAACGCTATACATCATTACCCTGTAACCATTGGAGAATATGCAATAGCTACAGATTATCAGGGCAGAGTAAACACTTTGTACAGAGAATTTCAAAAAACAGTAGGAGAAGTGGTAAGAGAGTTTGGATATAACAAATGTTCAACGTCCGCTAAAAACTTGTACGACAGAGGTAGCTTAGATAGTTGGATTACATTGGTACACGCCATAGAACCAAGAGATGATAGGGATCGTGACTACAAAAAAAAGGACAATATGAATATGCCATACAAGTCTTGTTATTTTGAAACAGGCAGTGATGGCGATCAAGTGTTAAGAGAAAGCGGATTTAAAGAATTTCCAGCAGTTATACCAAGATGGGGCGTTGCAGGTGGTGATATTTATGGTAATTCACCGGGTATGGAGTCGTTAGGTGACATAAAACAGTTACAGCATGAACAGTTACGCAAAGCACAGGGCATTGATTACCAAACAAAGCCACCATTACAAGTGCCTAGCTACATGAAAAACAGAGATGTAGACAGTTTGCCGGGTGGGGTTACGTTTATTGATGGGGCGCAGGGCAAAATTGAAACAGCATTTAACGTAAATTTAAATCTTGATCATTTACTAAGAGATATACAAGATGTTCGTGGACGTATTAACAGTAGTTTTTATGCTGATTTGTTTCTTATGTTGGCAAATGCTACTGATACACGCATGACAGCAACAGAAGTAGCAGAACGACACGAAGAAAAACTGCTTATGCTAGGGCCTGTGTTAGAGCGTTTACATAATGAGTTGTTAGATCCTTTAATTGATATAACTTTTGACAGGATGGTAGAAGCTGGACTAATACCACCAGCCCCAGAAGAGTTGCAAGGCATGGAATTAAACGTAGAATTTGTATCTATGTTGGCGCAAGCGCAACGTGCTATAGGAACAAACAGTGTAGATAGATATGTAAATAGCATGGGTATGGTTGCACAGATGAAACCTGATGTACTTGATAAGTTTGATTCTGATGCATGGGCTGATGGTTATGCTGATATGTTAGGTGTTGACCCATCGTTAATAGTTGCAGGGCCACAAGTTGCAAAGATACGTCAGGCAAGGGCGCAAGCACAACAAGCAGCAGCGCAACAAGAAGCACAGAATCAGGCTGCTGAAAATATGTCAAAGTTAGGTAAAGTAGATGCAGGTAATGCTATGGACATGATTAATCAATTTAGCGGTTACAACTCACCATCACCATTGGAGGTATAACAAATGGATTTAATTGACTTAAAAAAAGACCCACAACCTATTGATAGTAATGAAATGTATGATGAGCCGATGTATAGCTACGGTTTATGTATATCTTTAGGTAGAGAAGAGCTAGAAAAGTTAGGTATAGAAAAATTACCAGAAGCTGGTAGCGAAATGATGATTAAAGGATTGGCATATGTCAAAACTGTTAGAGAAAGTAAAGAACAAGATGGCGTAGAACAAAATGTAGAGTTGCAAATAACTGCTATGGGCATAGAACCATTTAATAAAAGTGGTGATCAGGCAGAAGGATTGTATGGTGAAAAGGCAGCGACAGCACCACCAAAGGCAGAACCTGCTGCTAAACAAGCTACATACTTAGCATAGGAGGTAATTATGGCTGAAAAAACAGCAGACAACTTTGGTTATGGCAATATGTCAGCCGAATATAGAATGAAGTACAAAAAAATGTTAGAAGCACACGATAAAAAAGAAAAAGAAAAGAAAAAAAATAAAACTAAACAAGAAGAATTTGCAAACAAACTATACGGAGCTACAACCAAATGAGTTTATACGAAAACATCCACAGAAAACGTAGAAGAATTGCACGAGGATCTGGTGAACGTATGAAAAAACCGGGTGAAAAGGGAAGACCTACTGCAAAAGATTTTAAAAATGCTGCAAAAACTGCAAAAAAAATGTATCCAAACCAAAAATAGGTGTAACCGTAACCTTGGTATAACTAGATATATTGGTTTATGAGCGAATACAATCCTCTCGATCTCAAAGGTCAACAAAAATCTAAAGACAATAAAAAGTCTGCGGAAAGAATTGACCGCCAAAATGAAGAGTCGGATATTAAATGGCTCATGAGCAGCAAGAGGGGTCGCAGATTAATCTGGAGACTTCTGGAACAAGCAGGTGTTTTCCGATCATCGTTCAACACTAACGCAATGGCAATGTCATTTAGCGAAGGTAACAGGAATTATGGTTTGCAAATACTTAACTTAATCCACACTCTCTGCCCTGAGTTATACCCGACAATGATTAAGGAGCAAAAAAATGTCAGAGATGCTGATGACGGAAGCCAACCAAACAAATGAAGGCAGCGAACAACAGCAACCAGTAGATATTGCTACTAGTGAGCAAACTACTGAAACACAGCAGCAAGCTGAAACTGTACAGGATCAACAAGTTTCGGATGAAACCACTGTTGAAAGTAAAACTAGCGAATCAGAAGCACCAGAAGGTGCGCCTGAGAAATACGAGTTTAATCCAAAGGTGGCTGACGCACCAAATGAACTCGACCCCGAAGTTTTAACCGCATTCGGTGATGTCGCTAAAGAACTTAACCTGCCACAAGAAGCTGCACAAAAGGTATTAGACAAGGTTGCACCTGTCATACAAGCCAAACAAGCTAAAGCTTTAGAAGTTGCAAAAGCTGATTGGGTAAGTAATTCACAAGCTGACGAAGAATTTGGCGGTGAAAAACTTAACGACAATTTAGAAATTGCAAAAACTGCTTTAGATGCGTTTGGTAATGATGCCTTGAAGTCGCTGCTAGTTGAAACAGGCTTTGGAAATCACCCTGAGATAATCAGGTTTATGTACAGAGCAGGTAAGGCAATCAGTGAAGACAGTTATGTCGGTAATTCTGAAGGTGCTGACTATTCTAGAAATAGTGGCCCAAAAGATTTTAACGCTATAGCTAATTCATTGTATTCTAATCAGCAAAACAAGTAAGGAGTTATTAAATGGCTACTCTCTCAACCTCAAATTTAACCCTAGCGGATTGGGCAAAAAGATCTGACCCAGACGGTAGAGTTCCAATCGTTGCAGAATTACTTTCACAAAGCAACGAAATACTAGATGATTGCGTGTTTAAGGAAGGTAATTTACCTACTGGTGAACGTGTAATTATTAGAACTGGTTTACCATCAGTTTATTTCCGTGCATTAAACCAAGGTATTCCCGGCAGTAAATCAACAACTGCTCAAGTTGATGAAGCTTGTGCAATTCTTGAAGCACGTTCTGAAGTAGACAAAGACTTAGCAATGTTAAATGGTAACACTGCACAGTTCCGTTTATCTGAAGATACTGCGTTCTTGGAAGCAATGAACCAGACTCAAGCTGAAACTATGTTCTATGGTAATCCCGGAACAGATCCTAAAAAGTTTTTAGGTTTAGCACCAAGATACGGTGATCTTTCAGCAGATAACGCTGTAAACATTCTTGATGCAGGTGGATCAGGTTCTGATAATGCTTCTGTATATCTAGTTGTTTGGGGTGACCAAACTGTTTATTGTCCTTTTCCTAAAGGATCTAAAGCAGGTTTGACACACGAAGATCTAGGTGAGCAAACTGTATACAACAGTGATGGTACAAGACTACAAGCTTTTGCTACACGTTATCAGTGGAAGAACGGTCTTGTTGTTAAAGATTGGAGATACGTTGTTCGTATTTGCAACATCGACATTTCTGACCTCCTTGCAAGCTCTAACACTCAAACTGCTTCTGCATCAACAAACTTAGTCAAATTAATGGCTAGAGCATTGTACAGAATCCCAAACATGGCAATGGGTAGGGCAGCTTTTTATATGAACAGAACAGTTCATTCTGGAATGTCTATTGCAGCACTTGATAAATCACAAAACGTATTGTCAATACAAGAAGGTTTATCACAGTTTGGATCAGCACAAAGCTACTTATCATTCTTAGGCGTACCTCTAAGAAGAGTGGATGCGTTGATTAACAGCGAAGCTCGTGTTGTTTAATTAATTTATTAACAAAGGAGATTAAAAATGATTACTGATTCATTGCTCAGAGTAAGTGAAGATCAAGCACTTACAACAACTGCTGTATCTACTAACACTGTAGATCTAGGAACTGCTAGAGACATAGGTGAAGGTACTGCATTGTATATGAACTTTGCCGTTACTACTGCATTAGCAAATGGTACAAGCGTAAAGTTTGAAGTTATTTCTAGCGCAAATGCTAACTTGTCTAGTCCTACTGTTATTGGTAGCAGCGATGCAATCCTTACAGCAGCACTAACATTAGGCAAAAACGTAGTAGTACGTTTTAATCCAGATATTGCTGGCAAAGGCCAGAGATATATTGGTGCTAGATACACAATTGCTGGTACTTTTAACGCTGGTAAAGTTACTGCTGATATAGTAGAAACAATCGGTGACGGTAGAAAGTTCTACGCTTCTGGCTTTACCGTAGCTTAATAAGGAGAATCTATGCCTATTTACAGAGCTAAAGTCAAGTGTTTCGTTGGTCAATCCATGCGAGAAGCTGATGAAGAGTTTGAATACAATGGAGAGTTCAATAGTAATATTGAATTAGTTGGTGGAACTGAACCTGATTTACCTGTGGCGTCAAACACAACCGTACCGTCAGAAGATGTTCAGCCAACTACTCAATCAATTGATTATTTATCAATGACTAAAGCAGAACTTGAAATTTATGGTCGTTCTATTGGTATCGAACTTGATAGAAGACAAACTAAAGAAACTCTTATTAGTCAACTTGAAGCAGCTAGTAAATAGGTATTAGTTTATTATTTGCAAACTGGGGGCTAGTAGTATTACTGCTAACCTCCTCTTTTTTTAAGAGATGACATGGCAACTGAAGTAGATATTTGCAACCTTGCCCTAGCAAACTTGGGTGATGATGCAACAATAGCTACGCTATCCCCACCAGAGGGATCGGCACAAGCAGAAAAAGCTGCACGGTTTTATCCAATTGCAAGAAACAGTTTGTTAGCAATGCATACATGGAGTTTTGCATCTAAACGTGGAAGTTTAGCATTAACAACTAATACGTTAGACCAATGGGATTATGCATACGCAGCACCTGCTGACATGATGTCGGCTGTTGCAATAATATCTCCTACAGCACAAAACGATTATGCTACAAGAATGTCTGCTGGCGATACACCCGGTGGTATAACATCTAACTATGCTCCAACAATAGTAGCTGGACAATATACACCACAACAATTTGCAATAGAAGGGTCATATATTTATACAAATCAAGAAAACGCAATGTTAAGGTATCAAGCTTTTATTACTGATCCATCTTTGTTTCCACCTTTATTTGTTAATACATTATCTTGGCATTTAGCATCAATGCTTGCAGGGCCAATAATTAAAGGTGATCAAGGTATGGCAGAAGCAAAACGTTGCATAGAAATGATGCAAGGTTATTTAGCAAGTGCAAAGCAAGCAGACAATTTACAAAGAGATATTACGATAGAACATATTGTACCTTGGACATCTGGGAGATAACAAATGCCAACTACACGCACATTTTCTAAAGCATTTTCGGCAGGTGAATTATCACCAGAAATGTTTGGGCGTATAGATGATGCAAAGTATCAACAGGGCGCAGCGACAATGCGTAATTTTATTTCTAAACCACAAGGGCCAGCAGAAAACAGACCGGGATTTGCATTTGTTAGAGAAGTAAAAGACAGCACAAAAGCTACAAGACTATTGTCTTTTACTTTTAATACTGTACAAACGATGGTAATTGAAATGGGTAATCAATATTTTAGATTTCATACCCAAGGACAAACTTTATTTTATAGCGATGGTGCAGCATGGAACAGTGGTACAAATTATGCTGTAGGCGATATAGCAAAATATAACAACGTAAATTATTACGCTAAAACAGCGCATTCTAATAGCCAACCACCAAATGCTACTAATTGGTATGCGATGCCTACAAATCCAAACATATACGAAATACCATCACCATATTTAGAAGCAGAATTATTTGATTTACATTATGTACAATCTGCTGATGTTGTGACATTAGTACATCCTAATCACGCTCCAAGAGAACTAAGAAGATTAGGCGCAACTAAATGGGAGGTTTTGGTAATTAATTTTGGTAGTCCAATTGCAGCACCTTCTGGAGTAAGTGTTGCTGCTTATATACCTTCATCTTCTAGTACTAATACAGATACTTTTTTTACTCATAATTATGTTGTTACTGCTATTGCAACAAATTTAGTAGATGAAAGCGCACAATCAAGTGCTGCTTCCGTAAACAATAATATTTTTGTAAGTGGAGCAAAAAATACAATTTCTTGGAACGCAGTTACTGGTGCAAGTAGATATAGAGTTTATAAAGATCAAGGTGGTATATTTGGTTTTATTGGAGAAACTACTTCTACAAGTATTATTGATAATAATATTGCACCTGATTTTACTGTAACGCCACCAATATACGAAAACGATTTTGTAGGAAGTGGTAATTATCCGGGTGCTGTATCTTATTTTGAACAACGCAGAGTTTTTGCAGGTACAAATAATGCACCACAAAATATATGGATGACTAAATCAGGTACTGAAAGTAATATGTCGTTTGGTTTACCTATACGAGATGATGATCGTATCGAGTTTAGAGTTGCTGCTCGTGAAGCAAATACTATAAGACACATTGTTCCGTTAACTCAATTGCTATTATTAACAGGATCAGCAGAATGGCGTGTAACTTCTGTTAACAGTGACGCTATAACACCAACATCTATATCAGTAAAACCACAATCATATGTAGGTTCAAATAATGCTCAACCAGTAATTGTTAATAACAGCATGGTATATGCAGCATCTCGTGGCGGTCACGTTAGAGAACTAGGTTATAACTGGCAAGCAAATGGTTTTATTACAGGAGATTTGTCATTAAGGGCAGCGCATTTATTTGACCATTTTGAAATTAAAGATATGGGTATGGCAAAAGCACCATTGCCTGTAGTTTGGTTTATTAATGATCAAGGTAAATTGTTAGGTCTTACATATGTACCAGAACAAGCAATAGGTGCATGGCATCAACATGATACTGATGGTTTGTTTGAAAGCGTTGCAGTAGTTGCAGAAGGTGCTGATGACGTTGTTTATTGCGTTATAAAAAGAACTATTAATGGCGCAGTAAAAAGGTATGTAGAACGTATGGGTACAAGAATATATGCTACGCAACGTGATAGTTTTTTTGTTGATTGTGGCGCAACATACAATGGCACAAATACAGATACAAACCAAACAGTAACTATATCTGGTGGCACAAATTACACAAGAGGTGAAACTGTTACAGTAACCACTAACTATAATTTATTTCAAGCACCGCCTAGTGTTGCTGATAAAGATGATGCAATAGTTATAGTAGATGGTACTAATTTGTATCGTTTAACTATACTTGCTACATCAAGTCAAACAGTAGCAACCGCAAAATTAGATAAAGATTTACCTGCATCTTTGCGTAATACAGGATTAACTAGTTACGAAGTTGCAAGAAATTCTATATCAGGTTTGGATCATATAGAAGGAAAAACTGTAAGTATATTGGCAGATGGTTCAGTACACCCACAAAGAGTAGTTAGCAGTGGTGCTATAACGTTAGAACGTGCAGCTAGTGTAGTTCATGTAGGTTTAGAATATAACAGCGATTTGCAAAGCTTACCTATGGCATTACAAGTAGAAGCTTTTGGTCAAGGTCGTGTTAAAAATTTAAATCATGTTTGGATAAGGGTATTAGAATCTTCTGGTATTTTTGCTGGCCCATCTTCTGACAAATTAATAGAAGCAAAACAACGTACAACAGAGCCATATGGCACGCCACCAAGTTTAAAAACACAAGATATAAAAATTATGTTAACTCCTACTTGGCAAGATAATGGTCAATTATTTGTACGACAAACTGATCCTTTACCTTTAACAGTTGTAGGTATGACATTAGAAGTTTCTGTTGGTGGATAGTGTAACCGTAAACAAGTAATATATAGGTATATTTATAAAATATGAAAGCGTTGAGGTTATCACAACAATGAGTGATACAGGTTGGTCATCTTTAGGTTTTGGGGATAAATTTGGTCTTATAACTGGTATAGGCAGCACACTTACTGGCATGATTGCTAATAGGGCTGCTGCTAATACAGAAAGATATAAATTAAGAAGTCAAGCTTTAAATTTTGAGCATCAGCGTGACATGGCAAAGCTCAATAAACGAATGCTAGAAAGTCAAGCGCAACATATAGGCAGAGCATATAACAAACAAATAGCAATACGAACATTAAAAGCAGGTCAAGCAATATCTAGCACTAAAGCGTCATTTGCTGCAAGAGGTATACAAATGGGTGTTGGTAGTACTGCAAATGTTTTTGCTAGTGCTGAATTAGTAAAAGAAATAGACAGGTTAACTATGAACACAAATAAAGTTAGAGCTATGAATAATCAAAGATTGCGAGCAGTAAATATGGGTATTAGAGGAGATATGTTAGGTGTTTCTGCTAATAATTTGTTTTCTACTGCTTCTGCTGTTAGTCCATTTATGAACATGACTAGTACGTTGCTGACAGGTGCAACTAACATTGTTGGTAATTTACCAGACAGTTTCTTTAAAAAATAATGGCAAAAGTACCTTTAACACCAGAACAAGGATTTGAAATTGGTTCTGCACCACAATTTTCTGCTACTACAGTACAACCTGTACAAGATACTGTTACCGATGATTTAGTAAATTTCAGTAAGGCACAAAACGCAGTATCTGCTATTGCTTTTAAATTACAAGATGAATATAACGATGCTGAATCAAAAAAATTATATAACGAATTTTATAGTGAACTAGAAACAACTACTAGTAATTATTTAAATACTCAAGGTTTTGACGCAGTAAAAGTTGTAGACAAAGAAAATAACGAAACTGCATATGATCAAACTAATAAAAGTATAACTGACTTGCTTGCTTCTTATTCAGACAGAGCAAGTAATGGCGAAATCAAATATATGTTTGAAAATATGGCATCGGTGTCTGTAACGTCAGCGCAAAGTAAGATGACAAAACACTCTATAAAACAGCAACGATTAGCGCACGAAGCAGAAGTAACTGCATCTATTACTAATAAAAAAACAGCAGCAATGAACAGTTATGAGACTTGGCAAGATCCTACTGGTGATTTTGTTTTGAACTATACAGCAGGTTTAGAGTTGTTAAAAGAGCAAGCAGTATTAAAGGGTTGGAATATTGATCCTGATGCGGTAGATCCTAGTGGAAATAAGATACCAGTAAGTAGTCAATTTATTCAATCAGTCAATGAATACAATATGGAAATTTTAAAAGATCTTATAAAACAATTAGATGCAGACGGAAAACATGATCAGATTAAAGCAGTTCTTGAAAAATTTAAACCAATAATGAAAGAAGAAGATCTTGCAAATATATCAATATCAGTTAAAGAAAAATATGATGAATATAACGGTGGAGAAATAGTAAATACTTTATTGACTAATAATGGTAATCAAAATAGTGGTAATTATTTAGATCAAGCAAAAAAGGTATTTTCATTAAGTAGTAATAGTAATAGTTCTAATGATATAGGTGGATCTGTAAAAGATGGTTTTAATACTAATGATGAGTTATTAGATACAGCAAACAATGAACGCAATGAAAACATAGAGTTGTTAGAGCAAATTAAAAATACTTCAAAATTTTATGACCCAGAAACTACTACAAGATTAATACCAGAACATCAAACAACTCATTTGTTTGCAATACAAAGACTTGGTGTAAAAAAAGCAGATTCACTTTATACAAAAGCAAAATCACAAATAGATATAGATACAAAAAAATATAAAGAAGATCCTATTTATGCAAAAAAAATTAATAGACAAATTATAGATAATTACAACAAATTAATTACTGAAGAATCTAATAAAATTTATGGAAGATTTGGCGAAGGTGAATATGCAATAACAGTTGCTAATGATTTAGAAGTAATCAAAAAAGGTATTAATTATGATTCTAGCGTTACAGAAAATATAGATCCAATTACAAATTTACGTCCATTAAATGTATTAAAAGAAGAATTAAAAAGTACAATAACAAATCCAAAGCAATTAAAATACGCATTAGAAGATTTAGAAATTAAATACAATAAAATTAAAAATGAACGTGAAGGTGCATACAATCAAGTATTAAACAATGCAAAAGAAATAGCATTTGCTGAACCGGGAGGATGGAAAAATTTAAAAGCTAACGGTATTGACATTGATAATTTTACAAAACAAGATCAGGAAATATTAAAAAATGGACAGCCAAAAGAATCAGATTTAGATACTGTAATTATGTTAGAAAAAAATCCAATAGAAATAGCAACTAATTTAAATGCATATAGTGACAAATTAGATAATGGACAATATACAGAATTAAAAAGATATGCAGTTTCTTTGCGTACAGAATCTTCAATTGGTAGTGCAACTGCTGATGCAACCATGTTTGATGACACATTAATAACATATGGATTCGATACTATTTTTACAAAGAAAAAAGGTAAAGGTACAGAAAATAATACTGGTGAAACTGATTTAGATAAAAAGAAAGATTATATACAATTGAAAGCTGAATGGAAAGAAAGAATTAATCAATTTATATCTGACAATAATGGAGCTAAACCTACAAACGCAGAAAAGCAAAATATGTTAAATGAAATATTAAATGACAAAGTATATGTTAAAACACCTTGGTTTAAACAACATATACAAATACCTGCTGAAGCACTTGATGATGATCAATTTAAAGATGCATTTGTGTTTGTTGGTAGTGAAAAAGTATTTACATATAACATACCAAAAGATGTTAGAGAGTATTTTATATCAGGGTATGTAGCTGCTGGTATGTCATATACAGAACAAATGATTGCAAATGAATGGATATTACATGGCAAGAAAAAAAGTAAAAGCGAAATTATTAAATATGTGGAGGAAAACAATTTATGAGCGACAATCTATTTTTAGACACTTTAAACAAAAGACAAAAATTAGCACCTAGTCAAAATTATGGTGAACATCTTGATACGTTAAATACAGAAAACCCTTTTTTGAATACTTTAAAAAAACGAGAAGAAGATAGGCAAAATGAACTAAAAGCACAATATAAACAAACACTTAATTCTGTTTTAGAAAAAGATCCTGACATGGTTGGTGAGGGTTTGCAACTTGCAAAAGAATTAAATTTACCAAAAGAATTTGCATTAAATAGTGAAGAAGCAATTAAATTATTAGCTGAAAAAAATAGAAAAGAAAAAATATTAAGTTACGAATTAGCAAAAAAAAGTCCAATTTTAATGAAGCAACTTACTGATCCTACGTTTGCTGCATTAGCTTATGACAATATTAATGATCTTGAAGGCTTAGAATATGCTTTTGATGCTATAAAAAAAGCACCGGAAAATATATTACAAGGTTGGGAAAAAGGAAGGTTAAACGTAGAACGTGGCAAAATAGGTAATTTAAAAAAATCAGGCAAAAGCAATGAAGAATTAAACACAAGATTAGCAGAAATTAATCAAAGGTTAGAAGAATTAAATAGTGATGGATCTGGCATATTAGAAGAAGGTTTTGCTATTTTTGGCCAATATTCTAAGACTTTACCAACTGCTTTAGAAGGTGGTTTATATACAGGTGCTGCTGCTGGAGTTGCAGGTGCTGTAACAGGGCCGGGTTCTATATTTACAGCTAAAGGTGGATTTATTGTAGGGTTTTTAGGAACATTAGGGCTAGAAACATACAAAATAGAAGCAGGTTCTACATACCTTGATCTTGTAGACGAATTAAAATTAACTGAAGGCATTGACGATCAAACAGCAAAACATATAGCTACTGGTGTTGGTGTTACAAATATGTTGTTGGAATGGGTTGGTGCTAGTGCTGTAACTGCTCCTGTAAGAAAAACATTATCTAAATACGCTACAAAATCAATAGTTAAAGAATTAGCAAAACCAACTGGACGCAAAGCAATAATGCAATTTGCTAAAAATTATCTTGGTGGAAATATAACAGAAGCAGGTACAGAAGTATTGCAAGAATTATCGAATGTTGTAGGTCGTGATTTAGCAGTAACATTTAGCGATAGAGAAGATTTAAAATTAAAACTTACAAATTTAGAAGGATTACAAGAAGTAGGCGATAGATTAGGTCAAACTTTTATACAGACTATGAAAGGCATGACTTTAGTAGGTCTTGTAGGTAGTGGCCCAACATTTATATCTGATGTTTCTAGAGCAAACAAAGCTAAAAAAGATACTGCATTTATTGAAGAATTATCAGAAAAGTCTGTTAATAACAAAACAAAAATAAGAAATCCAAATGAGTTTCAAAGTTTTGTAGAAAATTTAGCAGTAGATAAAGACGTACAAAATTTATATATTGACGCAGAAATATTAAATCAAGCAATAATAAACAATGGCATAACAATAGAAGACATACAACAAGTATCACCCGATGTTGCACAACAACTTATAGAAATAAATAAGTCTGGTGGACAAGGTGATGTAGTAATAAAAACTAGTGAATATGCAGCTAAACTAGCAGGTACACAATTTGACGGTTTTTTACAAGATCATTTGCGTGTTGACCGTGATGGTTTTAGTAAATTAGAAGCTACACAGTTTAAAGAAAATCAAGATGCAATAAGACAAGAAGCTATAGAAATTATTGAACAACAAAACAAAATATCTAGCGAATTTGCAGCTAGTGCAAAACAAGTAAAACAAGATATAAAATTACAACTACAACAGGTAAAACAATATACACCTAAAAACGTTGAATATGCATCAACATTTTTTCGTGACTATGTAGTTATACAGGCAAATAAATTAGGTATAACACCTAAAGAATTTGCTGCTAGATTTCCATATACAGTTGTTAGTCAGGATCAAATACAGATATCACCAGAACAACAATTGTTTAATCAAGACGGATCTGTAAGATTAGAAACTCCACAATTTAAAACATTTTTTGGCAAATCAGTTTTAAAGAAAGATGGCAAACCAGAAGTTTTATACCACGGTACACGAGATAGTGTTAACGAATTTAATTTAGATCATCCTAATAAAAAAGATTTTGGTTGGTTGGGTAAAGGTGTTTATATGTATCGTGGCAAAAATGCAGCAGCAGGTGCAAATGTTTATACATTTAACAAAAAAGGTGATGCTGGTCGCAATATAATGCCCTTGTATGCACGACTAGAAAATCCATATTACGCCACATTTAAAGAAAAAGCAGATATACGAATGGGTGGCGAGCAAGCTGCTGAAGGATTCAAACAAAGATTAATAGACCAAGGCCATGATGGTGCAATACTTAGGGGTCAAGACGGCACAGACGAGGTAGTAGTTTTTGATAATACAGCAGTTAAGTCAACATTTAACAGCGGTACATGGTCTAGAGAAACGGCAGATATATTAAAACAACAAGAATTGTTTGCACAAAAAGCAAAACCACAAAAAAAAGGTAAGCCTGTACCAGATTCAGTAAGTCAAGTTAATAAATTAGAAAATAGTTTTGATTTTGCTAAAAGCAAACCTTTCCCTACCAATAGACAATTTAAAATAGAATTGCAAGATCGTGTAAAAAAGGCAGCAAAAGAAGCAGGTATAAATGTAAATGATGCTTCAGTAGAAACAGAAAAATATTTAGTGCAATCAGTTATAGATGATGCAAATTTTGCATTAATAGAAAATAGTAATGCTGTTGGTTGGTATAACGAAAAAGTAACTAAAGCAAAAAGAATATTATCTAAAATACATCCAGAGTTAGCCACAGATCCAGTTGCTAATTTTGCGTTTACTTGGGCGTTAGCTAATACTTCTAACATGATCAAAGTAGATAAAAATTTTGAACTTGCTGAAATTGCGTATAGACATTATAAGAAAACTGGTAAGTTTCCAACAGACATAGGGATAGGAAAAGCAAGTGATGCTATAAATAACAACTTTAAATTATTTAACAGGTTAATAAGAGAAAAAGAATTTGTACAGTTAGAAGAGTTTATGAAAACTCAACACACAGTTAAAGAAGTTAAAGAGTACACAAAAAGTGGAGTATCAGGAGAAAACTTATCAGAGATTGTATATGGTGCTGCGGTTATGGGGCCAAAAATTGGTAATGGTTTTTTTGCTAATTTATATGGATATTTTGAACAATTAACTATGGATAGGTGGTTAATTCGTAGTTGGGGTCGTTTAACAGGAACATTAGTTTTAAATCAACGTAAGCAAGCGAATATGAAACGTGACCAGCTAAAACCATTACTAAAAGCATTAACTCCTAAACAAAAAAAACAATTACAAGATCTTATTGGTGTCAAAATTAGGATGACTAATTTAGACGAGGTTGCTGTTGCTATAGACAATGCAAGTACTGACAAGCCAAATAGAAAAGTAATGAATGAAATCGCAACTATAAAAGACCAACCAGAGTTAGAACAAACAATAATAGATATATTAGGGAAACCAAGAAAAGGATCTGAAAGAATAGGTATAGGGCATGAAATAAGAAAAAATGGTGTTAGCTATACAAAATTCCTTGATGGACAAAAAGAAGCTCCAAGTGGCGCACCAGAAAGAAGATTTATAAGAAAAGTATTTAATCAAGCATTAGACGTATTACAACAAGATAATCCAGATCTTACAATGGCTGACTTGCAAGCATTGCTATGGTATCCCGAAAAAAGATTGTACGATAGTGCTAAACTAGTAGAAGCAGAAGATACAAAAGGTTATGTAGATGACGAAGCACCAGACTATGCTAATGCTGCTGTAGGGTTAGCTAGAAAATTTGGAGTTTCTGAAGCTGACATACAAAGTACAATACAGGAGGTAGATCTTGAACTCAAAAACCAGAGCATTGACAGAGCAAGAGTTGATGAATCAGGACAAAGAAGACCAGATGGAATACAACAGGATAATGAAACTTTCAGACAAGGACGAAGAGAAGTTGAGTCCAGAATTGATGAAAGAACTGAACTCCCTCTCAACCCAGATGGAACAGTTACCGTCTATCACCACACCAACAAACGAGCAGCAAACGCAATCAAAGAGTCCGGTAAACTCACAAGTGCTGGAGAACCTGATGTCTACGTTACCACCAGAGCAATCACAGATACTGGCTATGGTGATACCGCAGTTGGGATCAGGGTCGAACCTTCTAGACTTAGTCTCGATGATGAATTCCCAGATGGACGGAGAGATTTCAGACTCAGTGTTGGAAAACCTAGAGGGTCTATTTCAGTAGACGTAATTGATCCAGTTAGAGAAAATCAAATATTTCAACAACAAGAAAAAAGTGGCAGTGGTAGAGGTGGATTTGATCCTAAGACGCTAACTACTTTTTTAACTACAGAAGCAGATATATCTACGTTTTTTCATGAGACAGCACATTATATGTTAACTGTTATGGAAGATTTAGCAGTGTCTGGTACAGCAACACCTGAGATAAGAAATGATTTTAATGTTTTATTAGATTTTTGGGGTGTAGAAAATATTACTGAATGGAGCAAATTAGATATAAATCAAAAAAGAAAATATCATGAAGCTTTTGCATATAATTATGAAATATATATAACAGAAAAAAAAGCAGCACCTAATAAAAATTTGCAAGATATATTTAATAAATTTGGTGAATGGGTTCGTAAAGTATATAAATCTATTAGAGATGATTTAAATAAATTATATAGAGAAGAAAACGGTGTAGATTTACCAGTTTTAACTGACGAGGTTAGAGGTGTAATGGATCGCATGATAGCTACTGAAGAACAAATTATAGAGTCACAACGTGTGTATGGCATGAAAGCTATGTTTACTACGCAAGAAGAAAGTGGAATGGATAATAAAACATGGCAAGAATATACTGCTGCTATAAAAGAAGCACAGGATGTTGCTATTGATAAGTTAAGTAAATCTAGTATGAGACAAGTTAAATGGCTGTCTAACGCTAGAAGTAAAGTATTAAAAGATTTACAAAAGGAAGTTAACGCTACACGCAAAAAAATAATAGAAGAAGAAACAGTAAAAGCAGAAAACCAACAAATATATAGATTAGAAAAATATTTAAAACGTGGTGAGACTACTAATGATCAAGGTGAAAAAGTTGTAGTAAAAGAAGGTAATAAAATACATCCAGATAGTATAAAAAATATTTTGCCATTTTATGACGATGCAGCAGCAAATGCATTAATTAAACAACTTGGTACAGGTAAATACGGCATGGTTTCTAAAAAAGGTATGCCAGTACAAACAATTGCAGAAATGTTTGGGTACGAAGATCCAATAAATATGATAAATGCACTTGTTGATTTAGAACCAATAAAAAATGTTATTAAAGAAAGAACAGATCAACGCATGGTTGACGAGTTTAGTAATTTAACAGATCCACGACAACAAGAATTAGAAGTACAAGAAGCATTACATAATGAAGCTAGAGCAAGATTTATTGCAACTGAATTAAGATTTTTAGCTACTGTAATGCAACCACAAAGATTACAAGTGGCAGCAGCAAAACAAGTAGCTAAAGATATATTAGCTAAGAAAACATTAAGAGAAGTAAGACCTACATTATTTGCACGACAAGAAGCAAAAGCAACTAAGGCAGCAGAAAAAGCAATGCGTGAAGGTGATAATCAAGCAACAATACAAGCTAAAAAAGCACAATTACTAAACAACCAATTAGCAAAAGAAGCTGTAGAAATTCATAAACGTTATGACAAAGCAACTGCAAATTTTAAAAAAATATTTAAACCAGATGCAAAATTAGCAAAAACAAGAAATGTTGATATGGTCAGTGCTGCAAAAACTATATTAGCTAGTTATGGTTTTGGCCCTGCTGTACAATCACCAAACGTATATATACAAAATTTAAAAAATTTTAATGAAGAATTGTATTTAGAGTTAGAGCCAATTATAAGAGAACAATCAAACCTTAGAAATACTACTAATATTTTTAAAGAAGTTGATGAAATTACAAAACTAAAAGATATTAAAGATTTAGCAGTAGAAGATTTTGATACGTTAGATGAAGTTATACAATCTTTATGGCATCAATCAAGAAGAGAAAAACAAATAGTTATAGAAGGGGAAAAACTTGAGTTAGAGCCAATAGTTAACGAATTAATAGAACGTATGGTTGTAATGCCAAAAACAAAAAAAACTGGTGTAACTGAAGCACAAAGTACTTTA